GTGATCTCCATACCCTTGTTGCACAAACAGCTTGGCCTTCCCTCGGATGGGGCTCTGATCCGAAACGCAATCGCCAAATCGCTGAAACACCCTTCTACAGAAACCTTACATACCGGGATATGGCAAAGAAACTCGGCCATGGAAGCAATTACCGAGGCCTTCCCCCAACAATGGCACGACACGCAAAAATCCCAACAGCCACAGCCGAACAATTCCAACGAGCCTATTTCGAACGATTTGCGGGAATACCAAAGTGGCACCGATGGGTTGCAAGTCAACTCCAAACAACCCACAGCATTACCACGCCGCTCGGTCGCCAAAGAACATTCTTCGGTCGTGCGAACGACGACACGACGCTCCGGGAGGCGATTGCATTCTCACCGCAGAGCGCGACGGCGGATCGGTTGAATTTGGTCCTATGGCGCGTCTGGTATCATATGCCAGAGGTGCAGCTCATCGCCCAAGTCCACGACGCCCTTTACTTTCAATATCGTGAAAGTGCTGATGAAGTTGAGACGATTGCAAAGGCCTTGTCACTTTTCGACATCGCCTTTGAACACTCCGGGCATAAGTTGGTCGTGCCGGGAGAGGCCAAGGTCGGATGGAATTGGGGAAACTTTGATCCCATAAACAATCCCGACGGCTTGGCCAAATTCAAAAACAAAAAGGACGAGCGAAAGCGAACACCTCTCCTTTCACAAAAACTTTGACTTTTAAAAATTGGGGCTCGTCGTGGATTTTGTAGATCAATTTGTAAAGTTTACTGAAGAGCGGCCAAGCCCGGAGATTTTCCGTAAGTGGGCCGCAATCACCACCCTGTCAGGTGCGCTCGAAAAGCGCGTCTGGACGATGACAAAAGCAGGGCCTCAATTTGCAAACCTTTACGTCATGCTTGTGGCCCCTCCGGGTGTCGGCAAATCACAAGCAATCAATCCCGCAGAGCAACTTTTAAAGTCCACAAAGAAATACAACATCGCACCAAACAGCGTGACGGCTGCGAGTTTCATCGACGCACTCGTCAAGGCACATCGCACTGTGCTTCTCCCTGACAACAAACTTCTACAATACCATCACATCTTTGTGTTCGCAGCAGAACTCGGAGTCTTCTTAAACACTCACGATCTAAACTTTCTTTCTATCATTAACGAATTATTCGACCATAAAGACTCCTATCGGGAAGAACGCCGTCACTCCCTCAAAGACCCTATTGACATTCCGAAACCCATGACGACTCTCCTTGTCGGTTCGCAGCCGGGATTTCTTGCCACACTTCTCCCCGATGCAGCATGGACGATGGGTTGGACCTCACGAATGCTCATGGTCTATTCGTCTACTGCCCCCGACGTGCCGCTCTTTGGTGAATACAAAAACCAAGACAAGATCATGTCAGGACTTGTAAAGAAGCTCGATGAAGTCGCAGATTATTATGGTGAAATGAAATGGGATCAATCGGCAATTGCGGAGATGGAACGCTGGCGCAAAGACAAATGGGCTCCGATCCCGGATCATCCAAAACTCGCAAATTATCTTCCACGTCGCGGCACGATCTTCATGGTTAAACTCGCCATGATCGCTGCGATGTCAAGAGGTGAAACGCTCGCCATTAGGTTACAGGATGTCGAGAGGGCAAGAGGCTGGCTTTTAGAAATCGAGTCGCTCATGCCTTGCATCTTCCGCGACATGATTATGCGCTCTGACGATCAAGTCATCGAAGAAGTATTCCAATATTCTTTCGAGATTTACTTAAAGCACAGGACGCCGCTCGCATCAGCCCAGATCCTGCGCTTTTTGGCCCAACGAACACCAGCCGAAAAAGCCGAACGAATTTTGTCCTTGATGGAAAAGTCTGGGATTTTTGAGCGTGTAGCAGGCACAGAAACATACATCCCTCGCGCCCGCAACATGCACGGTTTAGCTTAAAAGCTAAGGTGTTAGGTCCACTCTATACTGAGTCTAAAGTGGGTTTAATTCTTAATGCAATACAAAACTGCATAGTTCTCAGGTCTTGTTTCTGCGCCAGCTTCTCGACTGTTTCCGACATGAGTATTGGATATAGAAAGAGCTGTGGCGATGTTGCCATAAATACTACCAGCTGTTCCTGCCGCCCAAGTGTTAAACTGAGTTCCAGAGTCTCCCGCAAGATAAGAACCAGCATTTGGTCCATGGGAGTGCAAGGGATCGTATAAAGTATGGTCATGTTGGCCAAATTGATCTGGCTCATAAGAAGCAAAAGCGCGGCCTGTAAACGTAAGAGCAGTTGTTCCTCCACCAAACGTAATTGTGCTTGTGCCGGAATAACTTGCACCAAGATACAAATTTCCACCAGTTGCGGTTACAGCGGCATTTTTTGAAATTGTAATTGTCGTTCCATTTACAATAGAAGCGATGGTTGTATTTGGAGGAATAGTTGAGTTTGAATTATAAGAACCTCCAATGTTTTGCCCAACAGATAATATAGACGTATTTGGTATTCCTGTGATTGTGGAACTTCCAGCTGTTGTATTGCCAGTTATTGTTAGAGAAAAATAAAGTGATGTTGAACTTGGGATAGCAACAATAGTTGAGCCTGTAGGAATACCTGCACCAGTTACACTTTGCCCAACATATAGATTACTTGTATCTGAAAGGCCTGTGATAAAATTACTCGCAATCGTTGTTGTGCCAGTTTGACTGATGCTTGTTATAGAAGGTGCAGCAGAAAGTGTAATAGCTGACGATGAAAGAATTGACGCGACAGTTGTTCCAGATGGAATACCCGGACCACTAACTCCCATTCCAACATACATCAAACCTGTGTTTGAAAGACCTGTGACTGTGGTGCTGCCAGCGGCTAACACACCATTTATCACCGTCATATCGTTTCCTGCACCATGATCCCAGCCCCGTAAAAATCGGCCTTGAAAATTAGGAATATTAAATGTTGTGGTTCCATCACCGGAACCCCATATTGTTTGAATTGCAGCATATAGACTGGAGTAAGTTGTCCGTGAAAGTGCCGCACCGTTTGTTTCGAGCCAGCCTGCGGGGCAAGTCTGTGTGGCAAATGTGCGAACTTCGCCGCTGTAATTTTGTGTGTTGTTAGTTACAAGCTGTAACTGACCAGTTGTGGCATAATAAGTAACACCAATTACGTTACCAGCAACAACCTCTCCTCCAGATAAAAAAGATGTTCCACTAGTTGTAGTTTTTACAACTGCAAGAGGAGTTCCTCCGTTGACACTAAGAGTCATAGATCCTGTATTTGATGTCGAGGCGACATAATAAAAAGTTTGACCATCGACATAAGAAAAAGCATTTACTGTTACAGTTTGTGTATTTGACGTGCCGCCGCCTGTTGCTCCCCATCCGAGATTTGAGGAACTTGATGTATCGGACGTAAGTTGGTTCCAGATTGTATTTCCATTCGCATCTTGAAGAAGTTCTGTATATGCCCCGGAACCATATATAATTGCTCGACCGTTTGCGTCTAAAATTACAGGATTGGTATTAAGAAGTGTCTGACCTGGATCTTTCCAAGTGTTTTTAGGAGTTGTTGTGCCGGGTATGTAAAAGTAAACTCGACCTGCAGCGGCAGGATTTCCGCTGTTATCAAAAAATTGCTGCTCACCGTTTGGAAGGAGCGTAGCGGATTGTAAAGATGTGGTGGATAGTAAAAGGGCCGTTAGACCCGCAGTAAATTTTTTCATCATCGACCCTTTCCAGCTCCAACTTGTGCGCCCATCGTTCCGCCCCCGCGAGATAAAACATTTAAACTTGGGGTAACGACGTTTGGTAATCTTCCTGTCATTGCCAGACGATTAATCGTCGGACTTGTCATTCCGTAACGTAAAAGGTGTTCACCAACTGTATGCCCTGCCGCCATAACACCTGCAGGGATTGCAGCATACAATGGCTGCCCTCCGATATATTCAAGAGCTTGTTGGAAAAGAGGTGAACCTTGATGCGCAGCTGTTGCGATACCGCCAGCACCGACCGCTGTTTTCCACCATTCGCCATGACCACCGGCACCGGCTTGAGGCTTTGCAAAACCTTGTGAGGTGACTTTTGGCATATGTTGTCCGACCTCGCCAAGTTCTTTTAGCGAGCCAGAAAGTTTTGCCTTGTCAACACGGGCTAAAAGTTTTGTCGGATCGACAATCCCGGTAGGATTTGCCAGTGGTTCCAAGGCTACAAGTTTTCGATAATTTTCCCTTGCAGCATTATACACATGACCTTTAACAGGATCAGTCACACTTAACTGTGTCAAAAGCGCATTCTTGATTTTTCCACCAGCCTGACGAAGTTTTGAGTCACCGGAGTTCAACAATTCATTCGCAATCACACCGTCGTTTCGGACAAAATCTCGAAACTTTTTTCCGTCCATTTTTGCAGTCTGACTTTCATTGACAATCTTCATCAATACAGAGTCGAGCTTGTTTCTGATTGGATTGCCCCCGACAGTTGTGGCGTAAACATCCCTTCTAATTTTCAAAAGATCGTTAAAAAACGCACGATCAACTTTCAAGGTCGTAGAGGCTGCAATGTTTTCCAACAATTGGCCGTCACGATCCATTGCGGCTTTTACAGCCTGTTCCGTCATTTCCCGAATACCGACCTGTTTTGCAACAGCGTCAGAAAACTTTGCAACTTGTTCATCGTTTAAATGCTGCGGAACAATTCGTGCGTCTAACTTTTTAAGTTCTGGGGAGCCAAGTTGTGATCGACGAATGCCAAGATTAAATTTTGCATTTGCGTTTACCGCAGCTTGTTCAAGGGCAGGACTAACCTCTGCACTTAAAGGCGCGGCAAGTCGTGATACCAAGGGTCCGAAAAGCAAATTCGCGCCAGCACCCATGAGGGCACTTTCGCCAACACCTTGACCAAGACTTTGATCTTCCGGCTGTAAACCGCGTGTTAAAAGTCCTTGACCTGCACCTTGCACCGCGCCTTGTGCAGCAAGAGATCCTGCGCGTGTTCCGTAACCTGCAAGTCCTGCCGCACCTTCACCCGCACGACCTGACAGAAATTCTCCCGCAGCCTGTAGGGCCGGGGCAATTCGAGGTGCCGCCGCGCCCACCAGTTCTGCACCAATCTTTGCGCCTTTTGCGGCAAGCCCCATCGGCAAAGCCGTGCCGACAAGTGAGCCAGCCATTTCAGAAAGCATGTGGGTGCGAGGAGCGTATTCTTGATATTCCTCGCGTTCTTTTTGGATCTCAGCAAGGTTCTTTTCATAAAGCCCTTTGAGGTCAGTAGGCTCGCCTGTGATAAGTGTTGAAAGAGTTGGCCCTGCTCCCGTGGCTTTTTGGTAAATCGCTTTGCCCGCAGCTTCGAGAGCTGGATAAGCGCCGAGTGTCGCGCCGGTCAACATTGACCTACCAGCACCCCAACCTTCCGGCGGCTGCATTTCAACTTGCGGAAGTTGTGTTGGAGCTACACCTTTTGGAGCAATGCGTTCTTCTGCACGAAGCAGCCATTCGGGGGTAGGAGCTTGCCCAGCGCCTTCTCCCGGCGCACCGCCTGTTAAGCGTTCTTCAGCTTTTTGAAGCCAATCTGGAGTTGCCTCTGCAGGCGCTTCGCCTTTTGTAATCGTGATGACGCGCTTTCCGCCGCCTTCTGGGGCATAGAACTCCGTGCCGCCAAGCGTGAGTTTGTGTGCTTCTAGCGTAGCCCAGTCTGGCACTAACTGCCGGTTATCACTCATCGCTAATTGTTTTTGTGCGGCAGGGGCGTAAAAGTGTGTAGCACCGTGGGTGAAGTCTGGGACCTGCCCGGAAGCTACGGCATCCACAACTTGGAGTGCTTTATCGTATTGTGGGGATCGCGGGTCATGCGCAAGAGGATCGTTGTGCCGACCAGTTCCCGCATGTAACCAAGGCTCAAAAGCATAAGGCTTGGTAATGATGTCATGCACCGTATCACCAAAACCTCCTTTTGATAATCTATTCCGAATGACGTGCATACCCGCAGCTTGCCCTGCAACATCTGGTCCAAATTCGGAAAGAAGTGTGCGCGCAGCATAATCGCGTTCTTTTGGAGAAAGCGTGATGGCAGAAGATGCGGTAGCCTCATCCATTATTCTTGCTCCTTTTTCGCCGGGGCGAACCTGCCGGGAGACTCTACTTTATATTCACCACTCGACAAGCGTTTTGACCGCACGAGATGGTTCATAAATTCATTGTCGAATTGGGTGATGCTATACTGCCCTTCCCGATGGTGTTTTTTGTATTCTTCGAGGGAAAAGGCTTCAAACTTGGCAAGATCATTTAACTTTTTGGAGAAGTTAAAAATCTTTTCGAGCGCCTTTGGATCGGTTTCAAGGTTCGGATTGGCTGCAGCAAACTTCTCAAATTCCAAGTTTGTGATGCGTCCTTGGCCGCCAAGCGTTTGCCTCAACAATTCCATCGAATGCGGAACCATGAGCTTTTCAAATTCCTGTGCCGCAGCAAACGCGCCTTTACCGCCACCCATCATTCTGTCAGACATATCTTCCATACCAAGCGCCCGTGCAACACCAGCCAATTTCATAATTGTTGGAGTTCCGGGGCCGGTTTTGAAATCTTTCAGCGCCTTAACCGTTTCATCAATCCGCATCTGGATCGCAGACGCACCGGTAAGGTTTTTATTGATCTGGTCTTCAGCTTTAACAAACTGCTCAACTTGCCCCTCTTGATATTTTTGTTGTGCTGGAGCCATGCCGGTTGGAACAAAGCCGGAGGTGGCAGCAGGCCCAGAGGGTTGAGCCTGCTGCCGAGCCGCGCCAGCAACGGGAGGAGCCGCCCCGTCCTGCACGACATCTTGTTCGGGCAAGCCTTGACCGCCCTGCATTTCTGAAAGAACTTGTTCGCGTGTTTTAACTCCGGGCTGACCTTGCGGGCCGATCACATTCATAAACTCTTTTTGTTTTTCTATCGACTGTAATGTGTTGTTTAGAGCCGCCCGTCCGTTTTCTGTAAAAAGCGCAAGACTTCTCACAACTTGATTTCGATTATCTTTCGTGCCTACATTTGAACCAAGAACTGATGCAAGCGCCTGTGTCGCAGCTTTACGATCTTTGTAAATTCCAGCATTCGCTAATTCACCAAACAAACCAGCGATGTCTTGGTCTGTTGCATTTTCACCTCTCCCGATTTTATCTAAAAGCGGAAGAGCTATTTTACCCATCACGTCAAACCGTTTTAACTCTGTATCAGCTTTAGCTTGAAAAACTTTTTCATTAAGTTCTTTTTGTTCTGTTAAATATTTATAAATGTCAGGAACAATTCTGGACGCGACAGGATTTTTTGCAGCCTCAACTATCAATCCGTGATGATCGAGTTCTCCGGTAGCGGGATCAATGTGTTGCTGCATCATTTGCCCGAATGCTTGCTTTGCAGCGTAATCTTGTGCTTGCTGCTCTAAAGCCTGCTGCGCACGTTGGGCTTCAATACCACGCGTAGCCAAACCCTGCATTTGGGATGCAGTTTCAAGAGGATTTGCGATGCGCGGTTGCGGCGCTTGGGGAAAAGGAATGCCATCAGCCATTTTTATTCCTTACTGATTATACTGGAATGGATATTCAGCTTGTCCCCCAGTAAACACATTACTCATTGACGTTGGAGAATTTGCCCAAGCCTGTGCATTTTTAAAGGCAGGGCTATTAAGCCCGTAAGATGTTTGATACGGATTTTGCATTTGTGCAAAATAAGGAAGCATTGCAGCCTGACCAACACCGCTTGCCAATGATTGAATGCCACCGGAAAGCGCGTTACCTGCGCCCATCGTCGCCCCGCCAATCGTATTTCCAACACCACCAAACGCCCCCATCATGCCTTGACCTAACTGCGTGGCATTACCAGCCAAAGTATTTGCAGCGGTCGCGCCAACTTGAGAAGGGCCCATCAACATATTATAGGCTTGGAGATTTTGGTTCATGTAGTTTTGTAATTGCTGTTGGAAAGTCGTTCCTGCTAACCCTGTGGCATAATCCACGCCAGATTTTATCGCATTTCCAGACGCACCCAGCGTTTTACCCGCCATCGCATTTTGCGCAGCTTGTGTGCCTTGGGAAAGGGAAAATTTATAACCCGGAGTGTTTTCAAGCTGTGATTGAGTAGGTTGAAATGTAGAAAGTAAATTCGCACCGCCTCCGCCAACACCAGCGGTTTGCGCATCTGTGCCTTGTAGGTAATTCATCAAAAGGCCAAGAGATTTACTCCCGGCAGTTGTGTAAGGAGAAAGAGCTTGTTGTGCTTGACCGAACATGTTTTGGGCGTTTTGAATACCCAACAGCTGCCAAAGAGCGGATTGTTGTCCGGCTTGACTTGCAGCACTTGCCTGTTTTCCTGCCCCAAACATTCCTCCAAGGCCAGATAGAATGCTTCCTCCGGCCATAGCTAGTGTCAACGGGTCCATCTGCCTCTCCTAAACCTGTGTAATCAAATGATATTGGGAACCTCCCAATGTCACCGTTTCAATTGTTTGCCAACCTGACGGAACCGTCGCTGCGATAGGCAACAATACCACCGCGCCCGTCGTTGCGCCAGTTGTAGTATTATGAGTAACAGGCACACTATTGGCCTGTAAGGCATTTAAAAGGGCTTGTAATTGGCGAGACGGAAACCCGTTTTCATCCACGATCCCTTTTTGCGATGTCGGCACGACTACTTTCTGCATGTCATGTTTCCATCTTTTCAACATCAATCCACGCGCCGTTTAAGGCGGATGCAGTTGCCACGCTCCAAGACAATTGAAAAACCCGATCTCTTGCGAACCCAAGTCTTTTCCAAGAAGGAATGACTCTGTATTCACCAGTTGCTCCAAGAGATTGTTGAATACCATTGTTATAGGTTTTGCCCCGATCATCGCTCCATTGCAAAGTGATAATAGGCTTTTGAGAAGGATCGAGATCCGTGCCGACTTCGATGTCAGCCATGAATTGAGAATAACTTACCCTTTTTCCTTCATTCAAAAGATGCGGAAAGGAGCGAACTCTTGTGATCGGATTGCCATTGTCTGTGTAATTGTTTAAGTCAAATTTATAAAGGGAGCCGTTTTGGTAATCCCCGACAATAACTTGATTGTAGGCATGGGCAACACAGTTTGACCGATGTCGATTTAAATTCCCGTTACTATCTATCGAACCGCGCTCATGCCAAAGCTGTGTTGATAAGTCGTAGCACCAAGTCGCGTTTGCAGATGGAAAGGTCAGCATATAGAAAATATGCGAACCTTGTTGATAGCAATATCCAATCGCGTCAGAAATTGTAGTGTATTTTCCAATTTCATCTGAAATTGCAGGGGTGGACACAATGTCAGCTTTATAAGCCGTGCCCATCATTATTAGTGCTTGGCCGTTGTTGTCAGCGGAAAGCCAGAAAATGTTAAGGCCCCACTTCGCCAGTGACCTTAGAGCGATGATCCCGTGTTGTAGGAAAACTCCGGGGATACCTTGAAACGGGAATGGATACGCCCCGACATCACTCCAGACTTCTGTTGTTCTTCGACCAAAAGCCCAGATTTCTTTATGCACCACATCAATGATTTGGAGTTGATCCGCATCACCTGTGATGGTGGCGAGAGCTGCAGGACTTGCGGTATATGTTGCAGCCCCGGAGTCACTCGACTGCATATTTGCATTAAGAGTAGAGGAAATCAAAAACGTGTCGAGATAACGAATTTGATTTCCGCCGACAAAGCCTAACGGCTGAAACACGCTAAAAGCTAAAGTGGTAAGATCAACACTCCAGCCATAAGTTGATCCGTCTAAAATAATAAGCACAGACTTATTATCATACATACTTACCAGACCACTTTGTGAAGCAATAAAACCTAAATTCTGTAACACAAAATTATCTGGCACGTAGTAAACAACATTTCCGATTACAGCAAACAAAAGCCCATTCGACGCAGTGTAAAGTTGCCGGACTTCAGCAACAATTCCTTGCGTAAGGAGCGTTAGCCCCGGAGTGCAGTAGTGCGTGTAAGGCACTTCTGCATCCTTGGTATTTTGTTCTGGGTATAAGTTTATGCAGCGTTGAGCGTTTGCGATGACACTCCGCGCTTCATAAGCACCTTGAACAAGTTGGATCTGGGGCATTTACCAGCCACCTTATGCTGATTGGAACTGCGTCCAGCTATCCACGCCTTTACCGGTTGTAGCATAACCGAAGAAGATCGCAGATTTACCAGCTGCAATAGTCACGCCCGTTGAACCAGCAGTCGTGTCGATTGTGTCAGAACCGGCAGCAAAAACTGTAAGAGTATTTGAACCGGAGTTACGGACATGAACAATGCCGCCTAAAATGCCGGAAGGCAGCACAACTCCACCCGTTGAAGGGGTTGTCGTGACAACATTGATGCCGAGTAACAACACTGGTGTTGATGAAGAAAGTGCGCCAGCAACTGCTGTGACAGCAGGATTTTGCTGCCATTGCGGATTAGCTGCGACGTTATCCATGTTGTTGCCGTCGTGGAGACGAAAGCCGGAGCCAAAGCGAACAGGTATAGTCATTTCATTTACCTCGTTTGGTCACTGTAAATATTGTAGACGCTCGGACGGACCAGATTATCCGGCATCACAAGGGAAGGAATTTGCGCATTTGCAGAACGGATTGTCTGCAACGCATCTGCCGCCAAACCCTCATATGAAGGATCTGGAGGAAGTCTATAAGCAGCGCGTGTCCTTACAACAAGATTATAATGGATCGCTGCAAGATATTCTGGCGGAAAAATAAAAGGACTTGTTAGATTGTTGAATTCCGTCAGCGTGTCTTTAAGAAGAATATGAACTTCGTAAAGGTTCGCTTGCGGCAGTGGCCATGGATAGATTTTACCTAAAGGCCAGCCTGAGTCGTAAAAGATGCACTGAGAAAATGACACAAGTTGTTTTAACGTGATCCTTGCGTAGTCCTCCATGGAGAACAGAATTTGAAGCGGGTAATCAACTGCCTGCGTCCCACTCGCTCCCGGCAGCATTCTAAAATACGCGCTTTCAATTTTATCTGGCCTTGTCGGCACGTTAATGTCGCCACCCGGACCGACCGTGTAAAACTCCGCCCCCGTCGAAACCACGCTGACATCAATCAAATGCCACACAAGCCAGCGTTTCATCCGCCACTGCGCGATCATCATGTTTAACCGCGTAAGCGCGTCATTCACGTCTTCTGCAAGAAGGGTCTGCCCGACGCCCAACACACCTGCGTCTTTATACGCTAATGTTATAATGTCGAGCGCTGTATAGGTATTGCCGCCGAAAGAAGTCGGGTAGATCGGGGGCGTGTATTGAACGGAGCAAGAAGCGTTTCCACCGGGAAGGGTTGCTGCAAGGGTGAAAAGCGCAGTTAATTGTGCGGAAGTCCAGCCAAAAGTTGTTTGAGCTAAAAGCGCCAAAGCATCAGTTTGGGCAATACAAACCGCAGAATTATATTGTATCCATAAAGTTGTGTTTGGATCAGCATTAACCGCCTGCGACAGCAAATCCATGCTTGACGCCGGAGCAGGAGATGGAAGGCCGATAGAAATCGCTGCAAAAAACTGTTCTCTTGATACAGTCGGAACGCTTGTGCTGGAAGGCGTGATCGTCGCACCACATGCGAGGTCAGCTCCCGGCAAAGTTGCTGCGAGTGTGAATAGGGCGTTAAGTTGTAATTGAGTCCAGTTAAATGTGGTTAAAGTTAAAATCGCTAAAGCGTCTGAGGAAGCAATGCAGGTGGCGGAGTTAAATTGCTGCCAAGCTGTGCTATTTGGATCAGAATTAACCGCTTGTGCAAGTATATCTAAATCCGCCATAAGAGCTACGGCGGAAAAGAATTGTTGCCGAGAAACTGTCTGCGTCATCTTTTACGCCTTTACCTAACGTCTTATACCACATTATAACATCATTGGTTTGCTTGATAAGTTCCACTAAATACAACAACAGCCCCACTTGCACTAGTAATCCAGCCATTATTATAAGCAAACGGAACCATTGAATTTGTTCCGCCAGAAATAGTCCCTTGAAGACTATTACCCGAACTATAATCTCTCCCCGGAAGAACTTGATTTGGCGCATTATTAGAGCCAACTGCAGTATATGGCAATGAAATAGACAATGTTCCTATAGTCGGAGCCGAATAATAATTTATTATTAACGCTAGGGTTATCGTTACAGTCCTACCAACTTTCGACACAGTGGCATAGTTTATCGTGCATGATGTGCCGCTTCCAGATGAAAACGTGCAAACAGGCGTCCACGAAGGATCTGCAGGAACGATAGCATCTACAGTTTGATTATTATTAGATTTTGTTCCTGTCTCGCAGGTTGAAATATTTCCAGTATTACAATTATTCCCTGAGAAAGAGGAATAGGTTTCATAAGTCGCATCTATAGCAGTTGTGGCATAGCCATCAAAACTATTGCCGGTATAAGCACTGCGATATTGATTTGAAACACCGCCGCTTATCCCAAGAAGCATTTGGGCAGTCGCACTTTGACCACTGGTATTCCAAAAGTTATTAGCACTAACTACAGATGTTCCGCAGCCATTTGCGTAATATCCGTATTTTGAATTCATTATTCTATTGCCAGTGACATTAACATTATTAGAAGCATAGCAATAAATTCCGTAATTATTTGCGTAGTTTGCTCCACCAAATATCTGCGCACCACCTGTAATATTTACGCCTCTGGAAGAAAGAACCTCAATGCCATAAGTCGTGCTTCCGGTATAAGCAGGTGCAAACCAACCATCGTCAATTGTTACTGCGCCACCCGGAGTCCCCGGCACACTATCCACGATAATTCCTGCAGTGCTGTATGTATCATGCACATTATTGATAAAATGAACGTCATACGCATTACCAACATTACCGTTGTAATATGCTCCAATATCAACATTCGCAGAACTTGCATTATCTAAGAATATATCATTTGCCGTCTGCCCAGCACTCGTCGTGCTATTATTTATATAATAACCATAAACAGTAGAAGCAGTTCGTCCAGATACTCCGGGAGCCGGATATTCAAAAGCAAAGGTGTCTTTCAAATAAGTTGAATTTGCTGGATAAGCAGTATCAATCCAGAATAAATAAATTTTATTCGCAGATGAACTTCCGGGAGATGTTGATAATGTATAGATTGAGTCACATTCTTTGCAATACGCGCTAAATGTCTGAAGCACGTAATTATATTGAGAATTAGCAACTGTAATATTTTTAAAATCTCCAGTGCTGATATTCTGAAAAACAATACCTTTAGAATTAACAGCAGGTGTCGCCGCAGTTCTTGTGAATACAAATCCGCCAGTGATGTTAAGGTATGAGGGGCTAACGCTAGAAGAAACAGTTAAGATCGTGGCGCTGGCGCTTGAACAATTAATGTTTGTCGCAGATGAGCCTCCTGCCGTTATTCCAACCCAAGCCGATCCTTTAATTGATAATGTCCAGTTACAAGTTGAGGAATTATAATTACCAGCTGAAAACTGAACCGTTCCGCCATTCACAATCGAATTTGTTGCAGCTTGAATAGCCACACCACTATCATTAACTCCCGTAACATCCGCACCCCACCATTCGGGATAAACTGTAGATGTTGCAGATAAAACGGGACCCGTAGAACTGCCCATAGTAATTTGGCTACCAGAAAATCCGCAGAAAATCTGTTGACCCGGAGGTGCTACAATCGCACCGTTAATTTGGAGCGTGTAAGAAGCAGATTGTGTAATACATCCGCCTTTTTGCACAACAAGCGTAACATTCGCAGGAACGACAAGATTTGCTGTAAGCGAGGAAGTGCTGTTTACAACTGCTTGCGTTGCTACAGATCCATAACTTGTAATGCTGGTATTAAAGTTTGACCCAACAACAGTTCCACCTCCGCTACCTGACCCACAAGCGCCGCCCGCATCTACAAGGTTGCCGCTGGAGTCAATGCTGACGCAATGACCGTTTGTAAGCGAACCATTTGTTGTGCCGAAAACTGTAGTATTTCCAGAACGAGAAAATGATGTAAGCCCTGTGCCGCCATTAGCAATAGGCAGATTTCCTGTAACCATAGAGCCGAGATTAACACTACCCCACGTCGGAGCGCCTGTAGCGTTCCCAATTAAAACCTGTGCAGCGGTGCCGTAAGGTAATCCCGCAAAAAGGCCGGAATTGTTATATTGAAGTTGCCCGTTTACACCTCCGGGCGATCCGCCACTGCCGCC